AGAATCTTCAAACATCTCCTCCAGCATGCGGTTCAGTTTTTCCCGATCGCTTTTGCTGGCGTCGCTATTCAGGCCGTTTGCCTGCATCGGCTTCACCTTCACTTCGGCATCAGGGAAAATCTGATGCACCCGCTTCGTCAGCTCGGCCAGAATTATCTCTCTGGCGCCCGCCAAACCATCAACATTACGCTTGTCATAAACCAGCTCAACGAACATAAAGACCTCCGGAAACGACTGTATTTTTAAAGAGAATTTATACTGGCTATTTGTACAGTGTCAACGGTTGGTTATATAGCATTTCAGAAGAGATCCATGGGGCATGGATGGGGCAAAAAAATTGTTTTTGAGACGGTTTGGGGCATGGGTGGGACATTTTTACTCATATGAACTTTGGTGATTTTCATATGAAGGGAATTTTATGTGATTGATAATTCTAAAGAATACACATGCTCTTGGGCGTTCTTTAGTGATTTTTAAAATTGCCGCGTCACGCAGTTGACATGTCGGGCGTTATTAACTAACTAACTGATTTCAATAATGCTCTGGCGCTGCTAGGTATGCTTTGGGGCATCTGTGGGGCAAAATCCGCGAGCCTCTGATTCAGCATTGCGATCTGCTCACTACTGCTGTCTGCCATCCACGCACCGTATACGTTGAAGACCATCTGGGCGCTCGCATGGCCCATCTGGCTAGCAATGAAGCTGGGGTTAGCGCCAGCTGACAGTGACCAGCATGCATACGTGTGACGCGACTGATATGCTTTCCTGTGCTTTATCCCTGCTCGCTTCATCGCCGCGTCCCATAAATCACCTATCGAGTCGACTTTGTAGATGATCCCCACCTGCTGACACCTTCTGACCAGTTGAGGGTTGAAAACAAATGTACACTCGTGGCTCTCAGTTCTGCCGTACTCGCGCAGCTGAACATCGATCTGATGCTGTTTTCCAAGCCTGGTCATTTCCGCCTGATTCCTCAGGACGCTGATCGCAGGCTGGATGAGGTGTATCACTCTGTTGGTACTCGCCTCAGTTTTAGGTAGAGTGAACTCACCCAGTTTTGTATAATTACGCCTGATTGTTATTGTTCCAGCTTCAAGATCGATATCCTCCCAGGCCAGGGAGGTCAGCTCCCCATGACGTACCCCTGTGTATACAGCAAGGGACCACAGGTTTTTCGTCTGCTGATGCCGGCATGCATCTATCAGGCGAATAAATTCGTCACGAGTTAGCGGATCTGGCTCTGCCCTGGCTTTTTTAAGAGGCTTGATCCCGTCGAATGGGTTCGCCTCTAAGTAACCGTGATCTGTGGCAAACTGAAACATTCCGGCAATAGTTGTCATGTAATAATTTACGGTGACAACACTTCGTCCCTTTGCCGGGACCTTCCCCTTCATTGGCATCTGGTGACCAGTCAGTAAATCTTTCCTGATATACAGTAATTCCTCTTTAGTCACCGCCGACACCAGCCGATTACCCCCGATCCTTGGCACCATATTCCTTGTGACTGACTCATAACGGTTGAGTGCGTTCGCGCAGATTTCCATTCTCTTCAGATCTAGCCACTTGTCGGTAAGCTCTGACACTGTAATTTCTTTCTTACCCACCCCAAAAGTCTTGAGGTTAGGGGAGTCCGGAAACTGTGCCGCGTACTCAAATGTGCCTGTTCTGATGGCAAAACATACCGATGTCCGCAGTTCCCCGGCGATCTTCCTGTTCTTAGCGGTGTCAGGGACACCGAGGCTCTCCCTGACACGCTTACCTTTGAAATTAAACCAGATGCGCAATGTGCCACCGTGGTTTTCGACGCCTGTTGGATATGCAACTTTATCCATTGATTCCTCCAGACGCCCAAGAGCGATATGAGATTACCTTTTTCATGGCCTCAGATCACCCAGGCTGTTTGTTTTTCATTGAGGCCACCCATGCATCTACCGCTTTACGGTTGTACATGCACTCGCTGGAAGGTTTCGGATTTCCGTCCGGTGAAACGTGCACATATTCCCGCCCAACCAGCCAGCATTCTTTTCTTGCCCGGAGGATGGTTCCGGGCTTGAGCCCGGTAACCGCAATCAGAACCTTTTCGCTAACCCAGTCATTAGGTACCAGCAAAACGACATCGGCAGTATCACGCATTAGTACCCTCCATTTTTTTCTCGACGCAGTTTTCCCAACCACCGCAGCTGTTGACCATTTCTCCCAACCTCGAGAAACAGGCGTTCATCCAGCGCAACCCGCGGGGCGTTAGTGATGGCACGGTTCCCCAGTCGATGAAGTCCGAATTGCTGCGATGCATATATTTGATGAGGTCCAGAATGTTGATGTAATGGGCACGGCGTTTTTCCATATCCCAGCCCTTGTCTTCCAGATACGAATCGATGAATGCCTGCAATGCTGGCTGATTAAGCGAAATATCGCCGTACTGGTGGCGGTACACCGGGCGACGATGAAGACTCACCAGATGGAATAAGTAGGCATCAGATACCCATGTCAGAGCTTGCTGGTGGGCCAGCTCAACAGAGCCAGCCGGATTCCATATTTCATTATTTTTCACCGTTACCCCTCCCAGCCAATCGCCTGGAACAGGCCCATTTTAGGGTGATACCAGCGGGTGCCGCGCGGTTCAGCTTCTGACATCATCTGGCGAAACGCGGCCATAAACGGCTCCAGTTCGACGATAGCCCTACGTGACAAAAGCCCGTCTGGAGTCATAAATTCGTGCGTGTCTGTAGGGATGCGGTAGGCATTGACCAAATTCCGGCACTTGGCGTCACTCATTCCGCTTTTAGCTACCACCTGGCGGTAACCAACATATCCGGCGCGCATGG